GCCAAATGGCTTTTTTGTGAGGATATAGTTCAATAAGACCGGCATTGAACAATTCTTTCATCTTGCTGAAAGCACGCATTTTTGTGGACACACTCCATGCAAGCTCTGAAATTGGATACTCTTTGGCGAGTGATTGAATGAGGGCTGAACTATTAAACTGGTCCAAAATGATGCTGCTGAAGTCATAAATGCGGTGATGCTCTTTAATCCATTCTTCCACCCTGGCGATATTCACTTCTTTTTTGCCGGCGATTTCAAAATCAGGGTCGAAAGAATGAAACTTATCTAGCACTAAGCGCTCTCCTTCATAGTGAACGATGCAAGCCGTGTAGTCATCTCGGCCAACACCACCACGAGCAGGGTCAAGAGCAAGCACATAAGTGCCCTTGAATTCCAACTTGGGCGGCATAATTGAACGATCTTTGTTTATTGCCACGTCTACAATTTCTGGCGCAAGCAACACTGAATTGCTGGCCCTGAACTGAGCGCCAAACTCCACCCAGAAAGTTTCTTCGTCCTTTTTTCTTGCATTTTCAAGAAAGTCACAATTCCATGGAAGATGCGGGTTGATTTCCCACGTGGGAACTTGCCTTGCCTCCATGCCAGGAAACTCTCCACTTTGCGCTTGTTTGAAATGGTCAAAGAACAAGCCCGACGTTAAATAGGGAGAAGAAAGTTCAATGATTTTGCCGTATTTTCCAAACTGAGCAATTGAAGGAGCTAGTGCAGTGTACATAGCTTCCGCTCCTCTGTTTGCATCGCCTTCTATGCTGAACGCCAATTCGTCTTGGAGAATTGCAACTACTGCTTTACCACGTGATGCTCTCGCGCTTGCAGGAATCGCCTGAAACACACAGCCATTTTTAATTTCAATTTCCAAACTGGTTTCTCTTGATATTTCAGCATTGAATGGACTATTTACAATTAACTGACGAATGTTGTCAAGCGCAATTTTAGACTGACCCAAATCATTTGCTACGGTAATAATGTAAAACTTTTCTCCCTTCCTAACTTTCCTCCTAAAGTATTCATCCTGAACAAAACACATGTAAACTGCTGCTACTGCGGCCATAAAAGTTTTGCCACTACGCCTACCTAGCGCCCAAATAGCATGATTGATATTTTTTTCGAAAAGATTATTTAAGATTTCTTGCTGCTTGTCCCAGAGTTCAATTCCGAGTGCGTGCTTGGCAAAGTCGCTACAAGAGATTATTGACATAACAGTGTATTCATTTCAAGCAGTAATGCATTCATTTCACGCAATGTAGCTTGTGGCACGAAAAATGCTGGTCTTCCTCGTGCAGGGTCAGCCCAAAATTTGTCTTGCATGGCCTCTTCTCCATAGCACCATCCATGGAGCAAGGTCTTTTGATTTTCAATGGTAACAAGAACGTATTTTTTCCGAGGATCGGCTCCTTTTTGAACAATCAAGTCGTAATGCGATTTTGACCTGGTTTTGACATCTATTCCTGGCAAGTCATCACTGCCTCTCTTTGCTTCCTTTTCCTTGAACAATTCATGCTTTATGCCCAAGAACGAAGCCACTGCAACTTCTCCTGCAGCACCAAGCAAATGTACTTGCAGCGCCTTATCCCCTTTCCATGGCCCTCTATTTCTGCCACGCAAACCTCGTGCTTCGTTCACGGCTTGACGACGATAGCCTTCCTCCATCGCTAATTGCCGTTCCTCGGCAGTGAAGACAAATTCAATGGGAATAGGGGCCATGAATAAATGGGTATCAGCGCCATCATAACCATCATTAGAATGGGGAGAGCACTGAGAAGATTATGAACGAGGAAGTTATTGATTTAGGTCATGCTACGGAAGCAGGGCTTCGTGCTGATGGCCTGCAAAATGCTCTCCTCGGCATGGGCACTGGCAGGGACAAGAGCCGTTATACCACCACTCAACCCATTGTTTTCCTCACGCAAGAAGAGCTTGAAAACCTCTACGGCGAATGGATACCTAGGCGGATTGTAGATATTGTTGCAGAGCAGTCCACGCGCAAAGGCTTCAAGGTATTGTTTGGCGGAGAAGGAGCCAAGGCAGAAGAAGTGAGTGGCATTGAACAAGTGATTGAAGATTTGTATATTCTTGAAAGCTTTATGTTGGCGGCAAAAAATGCACGACTTTATGGTGGTTCTGTAATTTTACTTTACATTGATGATGGACGACCGGCAGATCAACCAGTAGACAAAAGCAACATTCGCTCCATTGAAGGATTAGAAGTGTTGGATAGGTGGCAGATTGCGCCGATGATTCAAGAGGAAAACTTATACGACTATTCCAAAGCCACTTATTATCAAATTATTTCAGGCGACCTCATTCGGCAGCCACAACTTCAGCTCATCCATAAAGATAGAATTTTGCGTTTTGATGGTTCATGGCTGCCCTATCGCATTAGACAGAGGAACTATGGATGGGGGATGAGTAGTTTACAAACTGTTTATGATAGTTTTCGTCATTACTGGACGGGCTTGAACAGTGCTGCAACTTTGCTCACTGAATTTGATGTGTTTGTGCATAAATTGCGCGGGCTGAGCACAATGCTTGCCGCTGGAAAAGAGAAAGACGTGAGGGATAGGCTTATCTTGAATGATATGAGCCGTAGTGTATATCGTGGTTATGCAATTGATGCGGAAAAAGAGGAAATCGAGTTTATTAGTAGGAACTTTGGCGGCATTGGAGAAGTGCTGGAGAAGCTTCGCATTGATATTATTGGCGCTTCACAAATTCCTCATACCATTCTGTTTGGCGAAAGTCCTAGTGGTCTTGGCTCTACTGGCAGAAGTGAAGAGCGTGATTTTGCAAAATTCCTTGGCGACTACCAAAGTGCTCATTACAAGCGGCCTTTGCAGAAGCTGATGGAAATGATCATGCTGAGCAAAGATGGGCCTACGAATGGGAGGCTTCCCGAATCTTGGCGAGTGAAGTTTAATGATTTGTTCGAACTGAACGAAAGAGAAAAAGCAGACGTAAGAGCCCGCGTGGCGGCCGTAGACGGGCGTTACATCCAACTTGGCGTGCTGAGTCCCAAAGAGGTGGCAGACGCACGTTACGGAGGCTCTGAGTGGTCAATGGAACTCACTCTTGATCCATCAGTGGTGCGCGAACTTCCCACTCAAGAAGGAAGCGGTTTTGCTCAAAAACGGGGTGGAAAGCTTGCCGTGCCTCCTGGCGGTCGCGATCCAATGAATGAAGAAAATGGCACGCTTCCCATGGATGGATCTAGAGAAGTGGCTGATGCACAAGCAGGCTTGTTCTTGGAAGGTGATTTAGAGCATAAGCGAGGCGACGTGGAATTCACTGACAAAGAGCTTCATCAACAAGCTATTGCTGCTGCAAAATCAAAGTTCAAAACCTGGCCTAGTGCAGTGGCTGGTGCCTATGTCACTCGCAAATATAAAGAGCTTTACAAGCGTAAGCATGGTTCCATGGAAAAGGCTTTTAAGGGCAAAAAAGAACAGGCAGAGTATTTCCAGAAAGACGCTATTGAACCCATTAAAACTGGTGGTCTCATCCTTGGTGACATTGACGAAGCAGCATTGATTTCTGAAGAGGATATTGCCAAAGCTTTGGAAGAATGGAAAGCAGAAATGCCTAAAGCGTTTGATGATTTGCTTGAGGCGGACAATGCTGAATGACTTAAGCGGCTTTTCTAATGCAGTATTGTCCACGAGGCTGGACGCTGCTTGGTTTTATGACCAACGTACTGGTCGTTACCGTAATGAGAGGGGGAGGTTTTTAAGCCAGAAGGCCGTTGAGACTCTGGTGGATGGTCGCATTGATAAGCTTGATGCCACGCTTCGGCGCGTCACGAAAATGATGGCCGAAGGCAATATCACTTTGGATCAGTGGCAAGGAAGCGTAAGGGAAGCCATTAAAGCAGCTCACATTCAGGCAGCAATTATTGGTCATGGCGGAAAGGACAGTATGGGCGCAAGCGAATATGGACGCATTGGTCAGCGACTACGCAGCGAATATGCCTTCCTGCAGAACTTTGCCAATGAGATACTTGGTGGCAGGATTTCTGCTCCCATGGCAGTGGCTCGCATTAGCCTTTATGCACAGAGCATTCGCGGAAGCTATTGGCAGGGATTGGAGCTTCGTAAGCAAAGCGAAGGCTATGGAATGATGCGTCGCATTCTTGATTCGCAAGCTCAGCACTGCGAGGATTGCCCAGGATACGCTGCTCGTGGCATCGTCCCCATTGGAACATTACCAATGCCTGGCCAGCGTTGCGCCTGCCGATCACGATGTCGTTGTACGGTGCAGTTCTATCGCCAGCAAATGCCTGTGTCGCCAGTGTAATGAGGCAGTAGCATCTAGCGAGCTTTCTTATGGTCAGTGGCCAAAATTTTGTACGCAGGAGACGTGGCGACACAGACGGGCTTTGGCAGGGTCGCGGAATACCTTTTGCCGGCACTTGCCAAAGATCATGAGGTGTATGCGCTGTGTACGAACTGGCACGGCGATCCCACGCCCATGCAAAGCATTTGCAAAATGTATCCAGCCATGGCGCATGGTTCCGACCCATTCGGCTCCCATCGCATTGCTGAGCTAGTGCAAATCATCAAGCCAGACTTGGTGTTTATTGTTAATGACATTTGGGTGGCGATCAATTTAATTGACAAGATTGAGCCTTTCAAGGAAAAAATTGGCTTCAAAACTTGCGTTTACACTCCCATTGATTCCTACGGGCTATTCCCTGAATTACTTCCTGCTATCAACAAGTGGGATTTCTTGATCACCTACACGGAATTTGCCAAGCAAGAAATCATCAAGATGGGCTACGAGAAACCAATTGGCGTGGTTGGTCATGGCACAGACTTTTCTAAGTTCTTTTCCATGGACAAAACTGAATGTCGCAAAGAACTTGGCGTTGCTCAAGATGTTTTCATTGTGTTCAATGGCAACAGGAACCAGCCTCGTAAGCGTATTGACTTGACAATCAAAGGCTTTATTAAGTTTGCGAAAGACAAGCCAGATGCGCGACTATGGCTCAACATGGGCAAGAAAGATATGGGATGGGAAGTTGTGCCGTTATTTAAGCGCGTGGCAAGGGACGAGGGCTATGACGCCACTGGCAAGCTCATTCTCACCAGTCCTCATTTTTCCACTCATAACTGCCTTCCCATTGAACAACTCAATAAAGTGTATAACGCTGTAGACATTGGCATAAACACTTGTCTTGGTGAAGGCTGGGGATTGGTCAATACTGAACACGCTGCAACGGGAGTCGCTCAAGTGGTGCCAGATCATACAAGCATGAAGGAGATTTTCAATAAAGTGCGTCGAATTTCCATTGAAAGCTGGGAAACTGACAGAAACTATGGGCTAGAGCGTGGGCAAGCATCGCCTGATGATCTGGCTGATATTCTCACCATGTATTACAACGACCGCGACAAGCTTCAAGAAGATGGTCAATGGTGCTATAGACGTGTGCATGAAAAACAATTCACCTGGCCTTATGTAGAAAAAAGAATGGTGGATTATTTGTCTAAATTGCTTTGTGCAAAAGAAACAGAGCCAGAGTTCAAAGGCTTTGGCAAGCCAGTGAAGGTGAATTGATCATGCAAGTTTCACAAATTTTTTTAAGCGATGGCGGTGGGAAAGAGCTTTCTCCAGCGCTGCAGCAATTTACCAGCACCGTCCAAGCTGGATTTCCTGGGGCCAACTATGTAAGATATGACAACGACAGTCTTAGGCAATTCATCAATGAGCATTTCCGCAGAGAAGTGCTTGATGCTTATGATAGTCTTCGTTCCTATTCAAACAAAGCTGACCTTGGCAGATTTTGCATTCTTTATGTGGTTGGCGGGTGGTATTTTGATATTGCCATCAGGCTTCATTCGCCAGTGGAACTTGCTGATCGCATTGATTTCTTGGCTTTTCGTGAAATCCAAAAGTTTACTGGCACTTGTTGGGCGTGCATGACTGCAGTCATCTATTCCAAGCCAGGCAATCAAGCATTGCGCTATGCCATTGATCAAATTGTTGACAATTGTCGCAATCGTTACTATGGAATCACGCCATTGTCTCCTACTGCCACGCCAGTGCTAGGGCAGGCGCTTGCTAAGTATGGAGAGCAATCGTCTTTTGTTTATGGCGACTTCCTAGAGCTAACACCCACCCATCAAAAACATAACACTGCTTTCGTGCTGCCCGATGGCACGATTTTCGCATGGGGCAAACCTGCAGGAGGAGGAGATTTATCTGCCCTTGGCGCCAAAGGCACTAACAACTACAATCAACTCTGGCATGATCGCCTTATCTACCAATGAACTACTTTCTTGATCTAGGCACTCATTATCTTGAGAATAATAATCGTTTCTCTGGGTGTGAAAGTGGTTTGTCGCTTTTTGAGGAGCAGTTGTTCTTTGGCGCGAAAGCGCCTTACGACTGGCATATCTTGACTTTTGAACCTTCTGCTCATGCGTTTGCCCATAATCAAACAGTTCTTCCCTCCATTGAAAAACGCTTTGCTTCAATTCGTATGTTTAATGCAGCAATTGCTGATTTTGATGGTCAGATGACTTTTAAGTGGCTTCCTTATTGGAGCGCTGCCTCCACTTGCGTTATGGAGCCCCTTAATGAGATTAGTTCTCAATACTGTCAAGAGCAGGAAGTAGAAGCAATTGACATCAAGAGAATTGTTGAGCAAATTATTCAAGAAGACGAAGATGCCAGCATCCATGTGAAGTGCGACATTGAAGGCGCGGAATTTACAGTTTTGCCACGATTGCTGGAGATTGATGGCGTAGGACGATGGGTGAAAGCCATTTATGTGGAATGGCATGATCGCTTTTGGAAAGATAGACCAAGAGAAAACGAAATTCAAGCGACCAAGGCTACAATTATTAAAGACTGCGCTAGTAAACAAGTGGCGCTTTACGACTGGATTTAATCATGACCAGCAAGGAAAAGCAAGCCAAGATTAGGCTTGTGATGAAAGAATTCAAGAGCGGAAAGCTGAAAAGCAGCAGTGGCGGGAAAGTTACGAGTCCTCGCCAGGCTCTTGCAATTGCTCTGTCTGAAGCTGGCATGTCTCGTAAGCCGAAGGAAGATATGAGCGATGATTACTACATGGCTTTCATGAAAGAACTGGGAGGCAAGGAGGAGCCAGAAGAGGAGGAAATGGACGAAAGTGCTGGCGAAAAACGCTGCAAGGGCTATTTAGCAGCAGTAAAGAAGAACAAAAGAAAAAAGGCTTAAGGGGCGACGCTGAATCATTTTCCCCTCCATCGTCTGTTCGGGCCGCAGCGCGTCGTGGCCTTGAACTCCGCAAGAAGCATGGCAAAGGTGGTTTGACCACGCAAGAGGCGGGAAAACAAGGTATTGGCAGTGGCGTGGCGCGTGCTACAAGCTTGGCCAATGGGGAAAGCGTAAGCTATGAGACCATCAAGCGCATGGCGGCATTCTTTTCAAGGCATGAGAAGAACAAGAGCGGAGGAGAAGATGATGCTGGTCGAATTGCGTGGTTACTATGGGGAGGAGATGCTGGTAAAGCATGGGCTGCTCGCATCATTAAGATGGTAGAAAGCCGTCAAAAGAACAATGAGTGATTACGTGCAAGTGGTGAGAGAAGAAGAAGACGGCATTGGCGTGATGAAGGCTCTTGCCATTCTTTCCGCCCATGAACATCGCAACACCACGCATTGGCGTCTCATTGAAGAACAACATTTTAAGAACGGCCGCCTAGATGAAAGTTATATTTTCGTGAAGAGCTTTTATGAAAAGCCAGATGAATACTTCGAGCCAGTCAAGATGCTCACTTTCGAAGCCGAAGCAATTGCTAAAGCATATGTGATGGAAAACATTGAAAGTGCCGTGCGTGCTGTTCAAGAAGAAGACGACGAAGATTGAGCTGCATTTACGACAAAGCTAGGCATTCCCAGAAGCCACAACACTGACACTCCATAGAAACCACTAAGCGTTGCAAGCTGCACTGCTGATGGTTCTGTTTTGGCATTTTCTAAGCGGCAGTAAGTGGCTTGACCAATGTGCAAAATACGACAAACATCACGCTGGGAAAGACCACTATTTTCTCGAAGTTCCCTCATGCGAGAAGCTACCAATGCGCGACGTTGGTAATGAGGCATCTTCATGGCATTTGCCTCGCTTGTCAAAAACCTCATGTGCTGAACCGCTTGTGAATCATTTGTATCATGATAGTTGTATTTAGGGAATAATATAAAGATATGGATTCACGCGCCTGCTTTCGTTATGACGTGAGCCCCATTCGTGACTTTACAGTTACGGACGAGGGCTACTTGAAAGTTCGTGCTCGCATTGCACGCACGGGCATTCAATCATACACTGACGCAAGTGGCGGCATCCGCTTGGAATATCGCCCAGAAACTGAAGTGGCTTCTCAAGAAGCTTTGGATAGTTTCCGGGAAAAGTGTCTCACCAGAGAGCATCCCCCAGAGTTGCTTAATGCTGAAAACACTAAAACTTATGCAGTTGGTTTTACCAGTGCAGATGTTTCGTATTCCGATGGTTTTGTTGAATCCACCTTAACGGTCACTGATAAAGCGACGATTGACGAAATCATCAAGGGCGATGTCCG